TTACTCAAGTCGAATATACGGCTGAAGAACAAGCGGCTTACGATGCTGCCAAGATAGTAAATGATGAAGCAGCTAGATTAGCAGAAGAAGCTAAGTTAGCAGAACAAACTCAAGGAGCATAGTTATGCCATACGGTTCAGTTTTAACAGACTCAATAACAGACTCTAGCGGTGGCGTACTTGCTCCTAGTTCTTCAGTATTCCGTAATAGGATTATTAACGGTGACATGAGAATAGATCAGCGTAATGCTGGTGCGAGTATTACACCAATTTCAGCACAATACTCAGTAGATCGTTGGGCGTGTGCATTATCTCAGGCATCTAAATATACTGTGCAACAAAATGCCGCATCAGTAACTCCACCTACAGGATTTAAAAATTATCTTGGCGCAACATCTTCATCTGCATATTCTGTTTTAACTGGCGACGCATTTTATCTTTATCAAGGAATTGAAGGTCTTAATGTAGCAGATTTGGCATGGGGTACTGCTAACGCTCAAACTGTTACTTTGTCGTTTTGGGTTCGTAGTTCTTTAACGGGGACATTTGGTGGTTCTATTATTAATTCTGCTGCAAATAGATCGTACCCATTTGCGTACACAATTAATTCCGCTAACACTTGGGAAAAAGAAACTATTACTATTGCTGGTGATACGTCAGGAACATGGCTAACAACTAATGGCGCTGGTCTTTATTTAATTTTTAGCTTAGGTGCTGGAGCTACAAACTCTGGTACAGCAGGTGCATGGGCTGGTTCAACTTTTTATTCAGCCACAGGCGCAACATCAGTAGTAGGCACTAACGGAGCTACGTTCTACATTACTGGCGTACAACTAGAGAAGGGTAGTACAGCTACTAGCTTTGATTACAGAAATTACCAAGCTGAATTAGCGATGTGCCACCGTTATTATTATCGTATTGCTGCTGGAGTTACTGGTCAAATATTTGGGCCGTCTTATAATTCAACCACAACCGTAGCGGCAGTTACAACTACTTTTCCAGTTACATTAAGAGCAGCTCCAAGCGCATTAGAACAAAGTGGAACTGCTGGAGATTACAGAGTAAATAATTTAGCTACAACTACTGTTTGCACATCTGTTCCTACATTTAATGTTGCATCAACAAATACTGCGCTTACGTTATTTAATACAGGAGCTACTTTAACTGCTGGTCAAGCCTCTGCTGGATCTAGTGTAAATACATCTGCTTATCTTGGATGGAGTGCTGAACTATGATATTTAAAATTCATTCAGTTATTGAAGGAAAAACAATCTACGCTCGTATAGATGACGATGGTTTATGCCGTTTAACTTGCACAGAAGATTATCCAGAGTTTAAGGCTTGGGTTGAGGCTGGCAACGAACCATTACCTGCGGATGAATAATGACTACTATTATTTCTGGAACTGATGGCGTAACTTTTCCTGCTGGTGGCGTAGGTAATCCGGCAGGTGCAGTCGTTGGCACTACAGATACTCAGTCAGTATCTAATAAAACGCTTGCAGCAGGTACTTTGGTAGGAGCTGGTACTTCTACCTTAGCTCCGTTAGATTTCGCTTCTGGTACGCTTGTAACGACTCCTATAGCTGGTGCTTTTGAGTACGATGGTAGATTGCCTTACTTTACTCCACAAGGCACTCAGCGAGGCTTAATGCCAGCAGGACAGTATTACAGATTAAACAGTGCTAATGTTGGTTCTAACGTAAATACAGCTCAGTCTATATTTGGAGTCAGTGCTACTTTAAGTTCAAGTACAGTGTACGCATTTGAAGGCTTTGTAATGTACATTAAATCTGCCGGAACTACAGGTCATACAGTTGGCTTAGGTTTTGGCGGTAGTGCTACGGTAAATAATGCGGCATTTGGTGGTATTGCTTCTGCTAGTGGTGGATCATCAGCCCCAATTAACACAAACGTATTCTGTGGATTTACGCAGTCATTAGCAAACACAGCGTTTACGACTAGCTTAACTAGCGCAAATATGTGGCACTCAGTTAGATTTTGGGGGACTGTATCTGTTAATGCGGGTGGTACGTTTATCCCTCAGTACACGTTATCAGCAGCTCCTGGTGGTGCTTATACGGTTCAGATCGGTTCGTACATAAACATCTATCCAGTAGGCGCAAGTGGCGCAAATACTAGTGTAGGGAGTTGGGCATGAGAGCGTATTCTAATAATGGTCTTAGTTATAGAGCTTGCCTAGAGCCTCAGTTTATGGCTCCTGATGAGGTGTATTTCGAGTCCATTCCAACGTCAGAGGAATTAGCTAATGCGTTCCCTCAATACGCTACAATAGTTGCTGAATTGGCAGCTACGGAATATAAAAGATTAAGAGCTGCTGAATATCCATCGTTTGAAGATCAATTTGACTTGTTATATCACGGTGGAATTGACGCATGGAAAGCAGCTATTCAGGCTGTTAAAGATAAATATCCTAAGTAGAGATAACTATGTCTGACATCAACTTATCTGACGAGCAAATAGAAAAAATAGCTGAACGTGCTGCTGAGGTGGCATTTAAGAAGATTTACGAGGAAGTAGGTAAGTCTGTAGTTAAGAAGATATTCTGGATAGTTGGTGCTGGTGCATTATTCCTATTAATGTGGTTAGGCTCTAACGGACAATTACCAAAATGATCGAAGTAGCGGTAGCCTTTGCTGCTGCGGAGGCTGCTGTTGCTGGAGTCAAGAGAGCCATCGCATTAGGAAAAGAGATACAAGAGTGCTATCAAGATATCTCTACGTTCTTTGAGAAACAAGCTGAAATTAAGTCTGTTGCTGTTGTTGATACGGTAGCTAAGAAGAATCCTAATATAACGCTATCACAAGCAACAAAACAAGCATTAGACGCTACCTTTGCATCACGTAAGCTGTACAGACTAGAGGTCGAGCTACGTGAAATGCTTATCTACAATAACTCAGGTGAGACAGGACTTTACGAGGAGATGTGCGCTCGTAGGGACGCTATTGTAGCTGCTGCTAGAGAAGAAGCTGAGGAAGAAGCTAGATTAGAGCGTATGAGGCTCAGAGAGGTAGCTAGAAGGCGTGCAGAGAGGATTCAGTTAGTTCAGAACATTATTGCTGCTATCGTTGGTACTGCTTGCGCTACGGCTATCTTGTATTTTATTTGGAGTATGTTTCACTGGAGGGATTAATGATTACTTTATTTTCTACGATAATTTCGTTTTTAACTGGTGGTTTACCTAAGCTATTAGATTTCTTTCAGGATAGACAGGATAAGAAACACGAACTACAGTTAGCTCAGATGCAGTTAGATCAGCAATTTAGAGCGCAAGCAGCAGGGTTTCAGGCTCAGGAACGTATTGAAGAAATCCATACACAGCATTTACAGATTGAAGCTAACGTGCAAGAACGTCAGGCTTTATATGCTCATGACATAGAGATTGGCAAAGGTGCGTCTCAGTGGGTAATTAATGCTCGTGCGATGGTAAGACCTGCTATCACTTTCGGAATGTTTGCATTATTAGTGTTTGTTGATGTATTTGGCTTTTACTATGCTATACATACTGGCGTATCTTTTGAAACAGCTTTAAATGCGTTATGGGATGATGAAACTCAGATTATCTGGAGTTCAATCGTTGCCTTCCATTTTGGCGCACAGGCGTTTAAAAAATGACAATAGGCGTATATGCAGTAATAAACAAAGTTGAAAATAAAATCTACATTGGTAGCAGTTCAAATGTAGAAAGACGAATTATTCATCATAGGTCACATATTAAATGCGGTCATAAAAGCATGATTTCTTCATTAAAAGGAAAAAATGTAAATGACTTTGATTTTCAGATTATTGCAAAAGTAGATACCATTGATGAAGCAAGATCATTTGAAACTGCTCTTTTAAAAGCAGCATGGGGTTCTAATTGGCTATATAACTTAGCTCCTCACGCTAATGGTTCTACTGGTACAAAGCGTAATCCAGAAAAATATATAGTTGGCTCTAAAAAAAGATTGTCTAATCCTAATTTTGCTAAAAAACATAGTGAATCATGTAAAGGCAAAAGAGAAATAGTTGTTTGCCCACATTGCAATAAATCTGGTGGTGGTGGAAATATGAGGCGTTATCACTTTGATAAATGTAAATTAAAATGAACATGTCACCAAAAGCCAGAGAGGTAATGGCTCACCACGAAGGTGTACGAAAAAAGCCTTACCTTGACGTAGTGTTGCTGTGGACAACTGGTGTGGGACATTTAATCGCACCAATTGAGCAGCAAAAGATGACGCTAGACCAACGTAAAGCAGCAAAGGCAGCAGGTAAATTGCCATGCCCTATTGAATGGATGAGGACTCTCACGGATGCCGAAGTGGATAAGATATTGCAGGACGATCTATCACGTTTTGAGCGAGGCGTATTACGTCTTTGCCCTAATAATCTTACTCAAGGGCGGTTTGACGCTTTGGTCAGCTTTGCTTTTAACGCAGGGTTAGGAGCGTTACAGAAGTCCAGTATCCGTATGCGACATAATCGAGGTGATTTTGATGGTGCAGCAGATGCTTTTATGTTGTATCGCTTTGCAGCAGGTAAAGAGTTTAGAGGCTTAGTAAGACGTAGAGAACACGAACGAGCTACTTACAGGAGTTAATTATGCGATGGATTGCTATTTTATTACTTGCTAGTGTTGCAACGGCAGCGACTTTAGATGATAATGGCAATCTGTTGTTATCAAGAGAAGAAGTAAATAATACTCGTGCGCTTTATAACGAACTAAACAGAGTAATTCAGTACCAGCAATATCGTATTGAAGAACTAGAAAAG